GGAAGGCATTACAAGCCAGAGATAGGAAGATTTATACAAGAAGACCCTTATAGAGGAGATGGACTCAATCTATATGCATATGTAGCTAATAACCCTGTCAACTTTATTGATCCTAGTGGGTATTGGAAGGATAGTGTTAGTGATGGAGATGAGTGGGGAGATATTTTTACTAGTCAAGGAGTTCTAGTTGCGTCAGTAGGTTTGGTAGAAGGTATAGATTATGCTCCTGGGACAGATATAAATGGTTTTAAAATCTTTGGAGATATAGTAAAAGAAATAGGAAGTCATGCAAAAGAAGTTGTATCTTACGCTAAGGATAAAGTAGGTTATTTGATTAATCCTTATGTTGCTGGAGGCGTAGCTGCTGGGTATGTATGGCATAAGAGCACTATTGAGGCTGGAGACCCCGAAGATATAGAGCCTAACTATGGTGGTAAGAATGTATTGCCTAAAGATCCAAATAAATTGTTAGAAGAGGGGTGGCAAGACGTGACACCTGATGGTATGAGAGAAAATACAGATTCAAAGGAATACTATAATCCTAAAACAGACAAGAAGGTAAGATTTGATCCTGCAAAAGAAGGTGCAAATGGATTTGAAGGTAAAGATCACTATCATGTTTATAACCCAAATTCCACAGGGAAAAGTGATTACTATCTTGATAGCAATGGAAAACCTGTTCGAAAAGGATCAAAACCATCGCACGTCTTACCTGGGAGGTAAATATGAAAATATATGAAATAGTAAATAGATATGACTTGCATGATAGTTTAATTGAAGATGCTATCTATATAGAACATAAAAAAGAAGTTGTCATAAATATAGAACTTTGTAATTGGAAACAAGCTGGTTACGAGGAAACTGATCCAGAAATGATAGAAGGAAAAATTGTTTTTACAGGTGTTAAGCTATTTAAAGCAGACCCTACAAATCCAGAATATAAAAGTGATGAAGTAATTGACGTTAGTTGTTCTTTTGACGAAACTTCAGAGAGTGAATTCATAAAGTTTGTTCTTCGTGGAGAATCGGATATTAAAGTGATCGTGATACTTGCAAAAGATGTAAAAGTGTACTTCTAGCTTGAACTACTGTCACCTCATTTGGGTCATTTGAATATCTAATCCATCAAGTCCATTTTATGACAAGTTTTTAGCGAATGATACCCATATACCAATAAATAGGGAAGTGAACTGATGTCTTTAAAAGGTGTTATTGATGAAATTATGAGCTGTAAGGATGAACGTGAAAAAGATGAACTCATTGAGGCGTTGAATGATAAGTTCCAGTACGGTGTCTATCAATTAGATGAACTTAAAGAAGCTGTCAAAATACTTTTACAGAATTGTGTAAAAGAGAAGGATGGAGTTATAAGGGAAAGCATTTTGAATGCAGTTGGTAATGCTCTTAATAATTGTGACATAGGTGATACAATTGATTTTACCTATATCATTGAGCACATAGATAGTTTTAGTGTGAGTAATCAGTCCTATATTGTTGGATTTTTAGGTTATTCCTATGATGAGAGATACATTCAGTATTTAAAAGACTTTAACACGAACGATGCAACATTAAAAGAAGCAATTGACGAAGCACTATATGAATTGAAGTATCGTATTAAACAGAAAAAGTGATAGTTTAATGGTAAAGGTATCTATTGACTCGCTACAAAAATAAATATAAACTCACTACAAAATAATAACTGACCAAGGTGATGGAGAGACAATAAAGTCTTTTCATCACCTTTTAGTATTTTCAGCGATGGAATACTAACTGCATAAACTAAATTCTGTAGTCAGATGACGAAGTGAATATTTGATTATGATAAAATGGTAGTAACAGGAGGAAAAACTGTTGCTACCATCATCTTTTAGCTACAGTTTTTCACCTAAGGGGACGAGTAAAGCTGTTAATAGGACTCGTGTTGGTCAATGGATGTCTGAAGCAGAATACAAGCAGTTCCTTAAATCAGGAGAAATTCCAAGAACAAATGTGCTGGTAAAAGGAAAAGAAGGATACATTAAACAAGCCAACATAGGAGATTATTATGTTGAATTTGACATTGACTCATCATTGCTAGTACCTAAAAATCAAGAACTTGGCTGGTCTTTAGTAAAATCTAAGAACCAGATGTATTTAAAACTAGCTGAGAAAAAAGGACAAATATTACCATCACCGATTGGTGAAAATATTAATCACATATATACTAAAACAAAGTAAATACAAAATAAGGAGGATATATGATAACAAGAGTTAGAGAATTTGTAATAGATAATGTAAAAAAGTTTAACAATGAAATTAGTATTGATGATATCAAAGAATATAATAACGACAAGTTAGAATTAGTGCTTTCAACGGATGAATATATGGCATCTTTGTCAATCCTTTCTGACTATACGTATGATTTCCTTGCTGTTGAAATTGTCTCTGAGAATATTGTAATGAATAATACAGAGACCTGTAATAATATTGAAGTTCTGTACAGCAAATTGGAGGAATACATTTTTAAATTTTCTCGTCTATAATAATGTACTTGAGTCTAACTGCATAATTGAACTAAAACTAACTACAAAACAATAACTAACCAAGGTAATGGAGAGACAATCAAGTCTTTTCATCACCTTTTAGTATTTTTAGGGATAGAATACGAACTGCATAAACTAAATTCTGTAGCTAGATAATGAACTAAAAATAACACTATGATAAAATGGTAGTAACAGGTAATAGAACTGTTGCTACCATCATTTTTTAGCTACAGTTTTTCACCTAAGGGGACGAGTAAAGCTAGTCAGTGGGTAGATGAAGCTGGAAATATAAAATGGCCTAAGAATGATGGATTTGCTGGTACTTCAGAGAATATTACACTAAAACCAGGAACGAGAATTGATAGATATGGATATGAAGGAGGTACATTTGTATCACCAGAGGGACAAAGGGACAGGTTTGTTGTCCTAAGATAAATAATATGATAAACTGAGCATAGAGGTGAGTAAAATGGCAAGGGTAGCTCGGAAAAAAAGTAAAAGTGGTATATATCATATAATGCTTAGAGGAATAAACAGACAAAACATATTTGAAGATGATGAAGATAGAGAAAGATTTATAGAAAGAATGAAGTACTATAAGACTATAAGTGAGTACAAAGTTTATGGTTATTGTTTAATGGACAACCATGTCCATTTGCTAATCAAAGAACAAAAGGAACCTATTTCAAATGCAATCAAAAGAATTAGCAGCAGTTATGTACATTGGTATAATAACAAGTATGACAGATACGGGCAGTTATTTGGAGAGCGATATAAAAGTGAAGTTGTTGAAAACGATGAGTATTTTTTAACAGTCCTTAGATACATTCATCAAAATCCAATAAAAGCAGGAAAAATAGAAAATATAGAGGAACATAAATGGAGTAGTTATAATGAATATATTGGAGAAGAAAAAATAACAGATACAGATTTGGCATTAGAAATGTTTTCAGAAAATAGGAAGAAAGCTATAGAAATGTTTGAAGAATATTCAAAAGAGAAAAATAACGATGAGTGTTTAGAATATAAAGAAAAAATACGAATAACAGACGAAGAAGTAAAAGTAAATTCAAGAAAAATGGGGATTAAAAATATAAACGAATTGCAAAGACTTGAAAAAGATAAAAGGAATGAGATAATAAGAAAAATAAAGGGGCAGGAAGGAGTTACTATAAGGCAAATATCTAGGATAACAGGAATATCTAAGAGTGTTATTCATAAAATCTAGTGAATAATAACGGGACGACGGACCTGTCCCTTGTCCTTTCCTTGTCCTTTTTGTCCTTTTAAATTCAACAATTTATATATTTAGAAATATTATTGTTTTCAAAGAGGTGAAATATATGAAAATTTATAGAAAAACATTTTTTGTGATATTGCTATTAATTGGACTATTAACTTTCAACGGGTGTGCTAAAAATGAATATAGGGAATTTAAAGTGCAGTTCAATAATATTTACTCTAAAATTGCAAAGTCTGTTGATACTACCGATACTAATAAAGCTTTACAAGATATTAAGTCTGATGAAAATAAAAATAGAATTAAAGAACTAAGAGTATTACTTAAAAACATAAAAGATAAAGTGCCAGAAGCTAAAAAAGAAGAATATCATGTATATATTGAATGGTATAATGGTCTTATTTTGCTAAAAGAAGCATCATATAGCCAATGGAATGAGTATACATTTATACAGAAAAGTAATGTATGGACTGAAATAGCAGTATTAAATGCTAGAAAAGAATAAAAAACATAGATGACAGGCATAAAAATTATTTAATGGTAAGGACGTTATAATATGAATAGTAAAGCTTTTAAATTAATAACTATTATACTTATAATTATAGTAGGTCTAACTTCGTGTAGTTCAGAATATAGCAAACTACTAAAAGAATATGAATCTTTATTTGATAATACCGTAAATTTATTAGATTCTGAAAAAGTGTATGAGTCAATAAATAATAATCTTACAATGAATCTTGAGAAACTCAATAAATTGCTAGCTGATATTGAAAAGAATGTACCTAATGATGAAGTTATGGATTTTATGATATTGAGAGACAAACATGATAGCCTAGAAGAAATAATTAAAAAAGGATTGAAATGGGATTCATTAGGTGAATTTGAAAAATTTTTAATTAAAGAAAGGGTTAATAAACTTAAATCAAAACAATGACAGAATTAAAAATATCAAAGGACAAAGGACAGGCTAGTTGGCCTATCCTTGTCCTGCGATAATAATAACTTTGGTGCATGGCGTTTACCTTGCCTTAACTTGTGGAACTTATCTTGCTTTGGGAGACTGAAGCTCCGGTATATTGGATAGTATATGGATTAGAGAAAATCAAGAAAAGATTGGGCATGTGAAAAAAATCAAGCAAATTAACATTAATTATAAGAAATCTATTAAAGGACAAGGGGACAGGTTTATCGTCCTACTAGGACATAGGGACAGGTTTGTTGTCCGAAAATAGATAATATGATAAACTGAGCATAGAGGTGAGAAAATGGCACGGATGGCTCGAAAAAAAAGTAAAAGTGGGATATATCATATAATGCTTAGGGGAATAAACAGGCAAAACATATTTGAAGATGATGAAGATAGAGAAAGATTTATAGAAAGAATGAAGTACTATAAGACTGTAAGTGAGTATAAAGTTTATGGTTATTGTTTAATGGATAACCATGTCCATTTACTAATAAAAGAAGAAGAGGAATCTATTTCAAATGCAATCAAAAGAATTAGCAGCAGTTATGTACATTCGTATAATAACAAGTATGACAGATGCGGTCACTTATTTGGTGAGAGATATAAAAGTGAAGCTGTAGAAAACGACGAGTATTTTTTAACAGTCCTTAGATACATACATCAAAATCCCATAAAAGCAGGAAAAATAAAAGATATAGAGGAATGTAAATGGAGTAGTTACAATGAATATATTGGAGGAGCAAAAATAACAGATACAGATTTTGCATTAGCAATGTTTTCAGAAGATAGAAAGAAAGCTATAGGCATGTTCGAAAAATATTCAAGAGAAAAAAACAACGATGAGTGTTTAGAATATAAAGAAAAGACACGAGCAACAGATGGGGAAGTAAAAGCAAACTTAAGAAAAATGGGGATTGAAAATATAAACGAACTACAAAGACTTGAAAAAGATAAAAGGAATGAGATAATAAGAAAAATAAAGAAACAAGAAGGAGTTACTATAAGGCAAATATCTAGGGTAACAGGAATATCTAAAAGTGTAATTCATAAAATTTAGTGAAAAAAAGGGACGGCGAACCTGTCCCTTTGTCCTCTTTGTCCTCTCTTTGTCCTTTGTAAACCGACGTACCTGTCCCCTTGGTTTCGTTTGTTGACTAACGTATTTTGACCATTTAAGTTATCTTTAGAATATTATTTGAGTAACACTTTTTATCTATAGCACTTTAATGTTCTCCAGATTAATAATTGCAATATTCAATCTTATATATTAATCTAATCTTCATAGTTGAAATATCATAATTATGATATAATTAACTCATAATAACGATAAAGGAGTTGGTATTATGCCTAATATTTTACCTATTTCGGATTTAAGGAACAATTTTAATAACATCTCAGAAATATGCCATAAAAATGCTGAACCAGTTTTCATTACTAAAAATGGTAAAGGCGACTTAGTTGTTATGAGTATTGCGTCTTATGAACAAATGCAATCTAAACTTGAATTATATGAAAAGCTTTCTATTGCTGAATCCCAAAGTGCTAATAATCTTCCTAAGACATCTCATAAAGACCTCATGGCGTCATTAAGGAATAAGGTTCATGAAAAATAACTATAAGATTAATTATCTTCCAATTGCTGTCCAAGATTTAGAAAATATCTTGGACTACATACAAACTGATAATCCATCGGCTGCCATAAATCTTATTGATTCAATAGATAACTCTATTTCAAAGTTATCTATTCACCCTTATATAGGGGTTATACCAAAAGATGCTAGGTTACTAAGATTGAACTATAGAATACTAATTATTAAGAACTATCTAGTTTTCTATGTTGTAAATGAATCAGCCAATGAGGTTGAAATACGCAGAGTTTTATCAAGCAGGCAAAAATATGAGTTTCTACTATAAATCTTTACTTGACTCTAAAGACTTGCTAACTTAAAGTATGTCAGTTAACGTTCACGCAGTTCCCAATATGATTTAAAAATCTTCCGCTCTGATAATAATCATGTTGGGAATTGCTATGTTATATGTAGTTAATTTTACTCTCTAAATATAGATACCTAGTACAAACATAGTTATTGTTACTACATACAAATAGAATTATTGATATAAGACAAGAAATCACACCTTTTAAATAAGTAATTCTATTTATTCTAACTATTAACACTGAAGTTGCTATCAGCGATAGAGCTTGATCGACTAGATTGATGATGACCGTTATTCAAAGGACAAAGGGACAGGTTGAGGTGATTCTGTTCCATCACCACCTATATTTCTAAGGCATTTAGCAAATTCTTACATACTGTATTAGTATGCCCTCAAACCTGATAAACACCTTAGTAAATATATCTTCAAATTCTCTATGAATAATCTGGGTTTTAATAACTTCATTTCTTCTCTTCAAATCTTCAATAGCCCCTAAGAGCATCAACAAACCGATCTATCTCACTAAAGGTATTATACATCCCTAAACTGACCCTTACAACACCCGCAGGCTTTCCACTAAGATACAGCTGATAGGCTTCCTGTGGACTAACACCTAACAAAGATTGTACATATATATCTGAACCTAATACACCGGCACCTACTTCTACACCATGTTCAAATCCAAGATAATTGGCAACATCTGTATGGTAGATATTCTCCACATTAAAAGAAACATAGGGTATATTTATGTAACCTGAATCTTGGGCATACATTTTTACCTTCGGAATAGACTCTAGCCCTCTCTTAAGATAGTGGTATAGCTTCTTCTCATATTTTGCAATATTATTAAGCCCAATATTATTAAGAAATCTCAATGCGTCACCCATAGCCATAACTCCAAAAATATCGGGATATCCGGCCTCATAACGTTTAGGAGGATCGGAATATATAATTTTTTCACTACTGATAAACTTTGTAGTCCCTGCACCATCTAAATAGGGTTGGTATTTTTCAAAAAAATCATAGGGACCTATTAAAGCTCCACCATCTAATGGTGTATAACATTTATGAGCACTAAAGACTACAAAATCTATATGTTCATCATCATTATGAGGTTTCATACTAAAAGGTTGATGTTGAACTAATTGAACAGCGTCAACTAATATTTTGGCATCATATTTGTGCACCATCTTTGCAATTTTATATATTGGAGGTGTAATTCCCGTTATATTACTAGCCCCCGTTATTGCAAGTAATTTTACTTTATTTCTATATCTATTGAGCTTATTCTCAAGATCATCTAGATCTATATTCCCGTCCTTTGTAACATTTACTACAGCTGTCTTAAACCTGCATGTAAAGGGTAAATAATTGGCCATATGCTCCATAGCTGTTGTAATAACCACTTGTTCAGGATCTGCCTGACGAAATAGATCACTTAATAAATTTATTGCTTCTGTTGAATTTTTCGCATAGATTACCGTATCTTTATTTGGGTCACCTCCAACGTAATCAAGAACAACATCTCTTACCTGTTCATACATTGTTGTAGTTCTTCCTCCTAAAGGGCATGGTGCATCAACATAGGTAAGAAGGGGAACATTGGAATTCACATTCCACATTACAGGTCTTAAAGCTAAGGTTGTTGCGGAATTATTAAAATATACTCTTTTAGCCACTTGTCCGTCGGTAGTCCTAACTGGAATATCTGCACCTTCAATATATGCAGCTAAGTTATCAATCAATAGATTTCTCTCTCCTTTCTAATTTAATCAAAGAAAGCTATACTTATATTTATTTTTTTAGCACGAAAAAAGACCTCAAAGATTGAATTTATAAGAAAAATGGGAATTGAAAATATAAGCGAATTACAAAGACTTGAAAGAGATAAGAGGAATGAAATAATTAAAAAAATAAAGGGTCAAGAAGGAGTTATTATAAGGCTGATATCTAGGATAACAGGAATACCTAAAAGTGTCATTCATAAAATTTAGTGAACCAAAACAGGACGGTGAACCTGTCACTTTGTCCTTCTGAATAATTGTAGATTGATAAAAACCCTGAAAAGTTAAGCCATCCAAACTTTCAGGGTTTTTTATGTCTGTACTATGATTACAACTTTTCGACATTATAAGTAATAGGTATATATATTTATTTATTGAGTTATATTAGCACCTATCGGAAATTCAATTGGTACTGGGATTTTATAGGTAGCATATTCTGTAATCATTGAATTATAATCCCATTCCATACCTCTATATTTATAGTATAATTCACCATTTTTTGTGATAGTATCGTTTTGATATATGTACTCTATATCTTCTCGAGGATCATAACCATCAACAGAAAAGCGTTTTCTAGTGCCATCTTCCAATACAAAGATCAACTCACCATCGTATACAATTCTATCGTCTGTTGGGTCTGTTTTTCCCGGAATATCTATTACTCTCACTACTTTTTTTAACTTATTAACTTCTATGTAAGGTACATAGTCAATTGTAAGATTATAATGATCACGGTCAAATCCAATATAGTATTTTACATAGTCATAATTTTGGTATTTAGGTTGTGTTGGAAATGAGTATTTAGTTCCTTCTTTTATAGAATGGGTTTCAGTTCTCTCCTTGGAGTGTCCTGATTCTATATTTACAGCAACATTTATTAGTTTTAATATTGGTTTCGCAAGACTAATTGAAGCATTACCTTTTACAAAAGTAGTCGTTTTAGCACTAATGGTTTTAGTTGTTTCATTTGTAATAGTCTTGCCTGCAGGTACAGTTAAAATATGTTTTATGTCTGTAATTGGACCGCCATTGGCTAGATCAAACTCAGCACTTCGTACTCTCATTTTATATTGTTTACCATCCTTCATAACTATGTTTTTAAAACCATCTTTTGAAGATCTGCTATATGAATTAAATAAGTAAAGTTTCCTTGTTTTTATTTTGTTTTGAATGTAATCAATTTTGTCATTAAAATACTGCTCTAAAATTGTTTTGTTCTCAAAATTAGTCGGTGGAACTTCTGCGTATACTATTGATGAGAAAAGCAAACTACATATTACTAAAACAGAAAAAATTTTCTTCATGTAAACTCCTCCTTTTCATACTACATAATACCATTTATTGTATAAAATGTAAATAAAATCTTTTTAGGATATGAGATATTGATTAATAAATCAGATGACAGATAGGGTTCTCCCGCCGACCATAAATAGAAAAAGTAAAGAAACAAGGTATACATACAATAGCATTAACTTGTACCTTTGTCCTTTTTTAGTTAATTAGAAGAAAAATTTAGTATTTTTAAATAAATGAGAAATTTGAGTTAACTTTTAAAAGAATCTGGACTCAAGAGATTAACAATAACCTAAAAAAACGTTGAAAATTCAAGTTTTTCCAATAAGAGTTATCTTAAAGGCATAATTGTAAAAAAACATGTCAATTGGGATAAAGTGAGAATTCCTCGATATATTGTGGGGATACTTAGCCCAGATAAGTTAATTATTTGACAATATCCTGGCAACAATTCGTAAATTTCTTACAAAGACAAGAAAAAGGAATATTGTTAAAATAAAGAAAGTTATTTGTCGAATCATGTTGCAGTGTTTTAGAGGTACTCCTGTATCCTAACAATGTATCTGTCAATCGAAGATTATTTTTAACAAACGGGAAAACATTTTCTAAGGGAGGACATGAAGTGGAAATTACAACTAAAAAGTCAGACTCAGTTTTGGAGAGGTACTTTGAATTATCAAAGTATGGAACCGATGTAAAAACAGAAATTATAGCGGGGATAACTACCTTTGTAACAATGGCTTACGTTCTATTGGTAATTCCGAATATACTGAAGGTAGCGGGTATGAACTCTGCCGGTGTAGTTGGTGATGCAGCATCGGGATTAACGATTTTTAACGATCCCGTAATTGCCTCAATATTTGCAGCAACCTGTTTGATATCAGCCTATGGAACCCTTTCGATGGGACTTTATGCTAGACTACCATTTGCTACAGCCCCGGGTCTAGGACTTACTGCATTCTTTGCATATAGCGTAGTTTTAACATTGGGATATACATGGCAGCAAGGTGTCGCGGCAGTTATGATTTCAGGTATTTTATTTATTCTTATAACTATAACGTCGATTAGAGAGAAAATAATAGAATGTCTTCCACAAAATATTAAAGTTGCAATCGGTTCCGGCGTAGGACTTTTTATAGCACTTATAGGCTTGAAAAGTGGCGGTATTATCATTTCAAACCCAGCAACATTGGTTGGTTTCGGAGACTTTACCAATGCAGGAGTAGCATTGAGTTTAATAGGCTTAACAATAACAGTTGTCCTTATGGCTAGAAATGTTAAGGGAGCAATACTTATCTCAATTATTTTAACGACTATCATAGGTATACCAATGGGTATTACTAATATTGAAGGAATAAAGCTATTTTCAGCACCTCCATCAATAGCACCGACCTTTGCACAATGGGATTTTAAAGGACTACTAGGAAATGGCGAAACCGGTATTGGAGGAGCACTGTTAAACATTGCTATGGTTGTCTTAACAATAAGCTTTGTTGACTTATTTGACAACATAGGAACACTTCTAGGTACTGCTCAAAAAGGAAATATGATAGAGCCCGATGGAAAAGTAAGAAACATGAATAAAGCTCTATTATCGGATTCTATTGCAACAACTCTTAGTTCATTCTTTGGAACTACTACTACATCAACCTATGTTGAATCAACTGCCGGTATAGCTGAAGGCGGTAGAACAGGACTTACATCTGTAGTAACAGGACTATTATTCATAGTCTCACTATTCTTTGCAGGTTTAATTGGAGTTGTTCCAACTCAAGCTACAGCACCAGCGCTAATAGTTGTTGGAGCCTTAATGATACAATCAATAGGCAAAATAGATTTCACAGACTTTACAGAAGCCGTTCCAGCCTTCTTTACAGTAGCTATGATGCCTTTCACTTTCAGTATCGCAAATGGTGTGGCAGCAGGAATCATATTCTACCCAATAATGAAGCTTTTTACAGGAAGACACAAAGAAGTAAATCCTATAATGTACATTTTAGCAGTGCTATTCATTGTAAGATTCTTGCTACTTCCTAATTAATATAAATACATAAGATAATAAAATCTCAGTGAGCTAAATGTTGCTGAGATTTTTTTGTTACTGAGGAAGTAGAAAACTAGGTGACGAAGGTTGAAAAAGTGTTACATTTTCCAAATTCAAATAAAAAAACTAACTTTTCTGGAACGCCTGCTGAAAGATTGCCGGAAAACTGCCGCAAGTGTGCCAGTTTTTCTTAAAAATCTGTATTATAATATAAGATGTGAAGAGTTTATAAATAAAACCGTATCATTTAAAATTACATAGCTATTTACAAATCGGACTAAGGGTCCCAGAGAAAATTAATTTACTCTGGGATTTTTTATGTCAAAAAAATCTAAACCAAGATTATCCATAGAAAGTTTAAAAATACTTAGAAGGGTTTTAAATTTTCTATGGATAATCTGAGGCTGGCCTAAATATCAGAAATCAGTGATCTGATAGAACGATCGAAATCTTAAAATTTCAAACATAAAATAAAGAAAGGAGTTATAGACGTGTCAAAAGTTATAGACTTGTTAGACGAGAAAACAAAGACGACGTTATATAGATTTACAAAACGGCTAATTGAAGATAAGAAGGATCTAACAACAGTACAAGCTATGAAGCAAGATAGCTATCGGCGGATAAACAGAAGAATTAGACAAGTTGGATGGAAAGATTATTAAATAAATCTAGAAATAATCCGGGTTAAATAAAGTTGTCGAAAGACTGCCGGGAAACTGCCGGAAGTCAGCCGCTTTTTACTTAAATTCGATGATATACTTTAAAATACCAGATGATTATCCAAATCATATTAAGACAGGAGGTAATACAATGAGAACTTCAAAAGATATCCTAGGTGAAGAACTATATATGAAGGTAAAAGAGAAAGTGGGAGACAAAAAAATAATAATCGATGACGAAAATCATATTCCTAGAAACAGACTTAACCAAGTCATCTATCAAAAGAATGTATTTAGAAAAAACATAGAGAGCCTAAACAACCAGCTAGAAGAAATGAGAGAGGATACAGAAACAAAGAAACAGCTAATTAAGAGATTGGAAAACTCAGAGAAAAGATTAATTAAGGAAAGTTCCAGAATTGAAGACATATGTCTAGCTAATGCTATTAAGCTTGGAGCATTAAAGATGAATGCCAAGAACATACATGTAGTAAGTACACTTATAGACAAAACAAGCCTCGAAATCCAAGATGATGGAAAAATAAAGGGATTGGAAGAACAACTAAATAGATTGAAGGAAGATCAAAGAAACCTATTTGGTGAAGACATATTGATATCCCTTATGGATATTCAAGACTTAGTGGGGAATATCATTCAGAGAAAGCTAATGGAGAATTTATAAACATAGCTATTTAACATAGGGAAAAATTCCGTGGATTTCAGTGCAAGAAGTACTGATTAGAAATATAAGAAAACATACTTGCTGAAAGATTGCCGGAAAACTGCCGGAAGTCAGCCGCTTTTTACTTAAATTCGATGATATACTTTAACCTATCAGATAACACATTCGTGGCGTTGCACGTTAAAAACGTATCGAAAAGTAAAAGAGAATATTAATAAAAGATTCAAAGGATATCCTGAAATATTAATAAAGTAACAATTCATAATAAGCAAGGTTAGTTTAATAAATCCACAAATCAAAACGTTTTGAAACAAATGAAAAAATTTAATAGACATCAGTATTTACCATAGGGCTGCAGCCTGATGTCAAGGAGTGATAACCGTGAAGCTGATGGAAATCAAGCAAGCAATTGTTGACAAGCTGACAAATAGCTTTCAAGACCATAATATTTATGAAGAAGAGATAGCAGAGCCGCTAAAGCCAGCTCTAGTAACTCGGGTTCACCCCATTTCAATGGCTATAGAAAATAAGTACCATAGAAGAAAATTTATTAATGTACAAATTTATTATTACTCTCAAAATGGTACTAATGGGGAAGACCTCGATATGATAGATGCACTATATGAAGTATTTGATCCAGTATTAGTTGTAAAAGATAGGATACTTCCAGTAGGCGTCATACACACTAGAGTTAAAGACAATACCTTAAGATTGTCATTTAACCTTGACTTTATAGATAGTATAGAAGAAACAAAATCATATAACTATGAAAAATATGAATTAATGGAAGAATTAGAAATGAAGGAGGAATTTTGATGGGATTACCAGAGATACTTATAGAACTTAAAAAGCAAGGAACCAGTGCAATAGAGCGTAGTGCAAGAGGTATTGTGGCACTGGTATTAAAGGACGATACAAAGAACTTCGATACAAAAATATATAAATCACTAACGGAAGTTGCTACAGAGGATTGGACTGCTGATAACAAGGATTATATAGAGAAGACCTTTATGGGAACGCCTAGTATGGTGATTGTAGAGAGGATAGCAACTACCGATACAGACTATACAAATGGACTTGATAGACTAAGAAATAAAAAGTGGAACTATCTAGCGATACCAGGTATCGAAGCAGGAGATGTTACAAATGTTATATCTTGGATTAAGACGGAAAGAGATGTAAATAAGAAAACCTATAAAGTGGTATTGCCAGATGCTGTAGCTGATCATGAAGGAGTTATCAACTTCACAACTAATGATATTAAAGTTGGAGAAAAGACCTATAGCGCAAGTAAATACACATGTAGAATAGCTGGTATATTAGCAGGTCTTTCCCTTACTAGGAGTGCGACCTATTATGAGTTAAACGAAGTAGAAGGGATAACAGAATCAACAGACCCAAATGCTGATATAGACAATGGGCAACTGATCCTTATTAATGATGGAACTAAAATCAAGATTGGTAGAGGTGTCAACTCTCTTACTACAACTACTGAAAATAAGACTGAGGAATTCAAAAAGATAAAGATAATAGATGCAGTAGACTTTATCCGTGATGATATTAGAGATATATTTGACGATGCTTATGTTGGAAAGGTTATCAATTCATATGATAACAAGATATTGTTCTTATCAGCAGTTAATGCCTATTTAGGAGAGTTAGAAAGATTAGGTGTGCTGGATGATGCCTACGATAACAAGGCAGAAATAAACCTAGAAACACAAAGACTATACCTCCAATCTAAGGGTGTTAATATAGACGCTTTAAAAGAACAAGAGGTAAAAGAATACAATAGTGGAAGCAAGTTATTCGCTAAAGCTCAAGTAAGATTCTTAGATGCTATGGAAGATCTACAGATGGAAATATTTATATAGGAGGTAATAAAATATGGCTAATAAAATAACTGGAAATAGAGTGATCAATGGTACATGGGGAGAAATTTGGATTGATGGAGATAAGGTTAGTGAGCTTATAGGACTACAGGCAAAAGTCAATCTTACAAAAGAAGACGTAAATATGTGTGGTGTACTGGCTAAGGATACCAAGATAACAGGTTGGGAAGGTACAGGAACATTAAGAATGCACAAGGTAAGCTCCCGTATGGCAATGAAATTAGGTGAAGAAATTAAAAAGGGAAAAGACATACGTTTTGAGATTATATCGAAATTGGCTGATCCCGATACTATCAATGCCCAGGCAGAAAGAATTGTATTAAAGAATGTCAGTTTCGATGATTTAACCTTAATTGATTTTGAAGCCAAAGCATTAGGACAGGTAGAGTGTCCATTTACTTTTACAGATTACGATTTCGTAGATCTAATAAAACCAGAATAGGAGTGATATAGATGAATACATTGGATTTATTGTTAGGTATGGATGAAGCTAAACTAAAAAAACCTGTTAAAGAGGTTGAAATAAAAAGATTATCAGAGCTTACCGGACAAAAAACGATTTTTCGTATTGAGGCTATTAGCCCAGCAAAGATGGAAGAAATTCAAGATTTTGCTATTGATATGAAGACAAAAAACATTAATGTAGGAGAAATACAAATTTTAACAGTAATTGAAGGTATTAAGGATCCAAATGTAAAATCGAAGGAACTCATGGAGAAGTTTCAAGTGTATACTCCTAAGGATTTAATTAGGAAGATTCTCCTTCCTGGAGAAATCCTAACACTATACAATATGATTGGAGAGCTTAGTGGATTTGACGGCGGGGCGGTAGAAGAGGTAAAAAACTCATAAAAACAGATGGTCTAACCCAAATGATGTATTATTATTGGAGGACAAAGGGTATAAGACCTTCTGTATTTTATAACCTTCCCAAGGGAGAGCTGATGGTCATTACAGCGTTTTTCGAAGAAGAAATAAAGGAAAAAGAGAGGCTATCGAAGTAATATTTACCTATTATTGCTTTAAAGTTTAAATAATCTATACTCAATTGTGATAATAAAAGCATTTCTCATATGAGGGTGCTTTTATTATCTTTTTAAAGGCGGTGAATGAATGAGTGACTTATTTAGCAACAGTATGTCTAAGACAGTTGGTATGTATGATCAAATGACAAAAACCATTGGAAAATATACAAAGGACATACAAAAGACCATTGATAAAGTTAATAAGCTAAACTTAGAAGTCGGTGGTATTGATGAAGCTATATTATCCTTTCAGTCCTATGGAACAGAGGGCGATAAAAGTTTGTCGGCTGTAGGAGATACCCTATCATCTATGGGAAGTGTATTTTCCGATACAGTATCGAAAATGAGAGAAATTGAAGAACTATCTGAAATAGCAGATAGTATAAGTGTAGTAAGTGATACACTTAATACTGCCGCTGGAGCAGTACAGACAGCAGGAAATATGATCGACATAGTAACAGATTCTTCTAGTACAGCCACAGATAAGATGAATGCAATGGCAGTTACAATCTATGAAATATCAGATACAATAAATTCCGTAGGAGATTCAAACAATGCGGTGGCAGAAACCTTTTCATCGGTGGCTGATACTATAACCTCTGCATCTGACTCTACAGCTTCAGTAATTGGAACAATGAACACTGTAACTGACACAATAGGAACGGTGAAGGATACTATTAGCAACATAGAGACAACTATCGGTGCAGCCGGCAATGCGATGGGAATTACAGGTGATATGATTGGTACAATAACAGATTCATCAGCATCAGCCGCAGACAAAATGAATGCAGTAAAAGAAACCATTGGCGCAGTTTCTCAGACTATAGGTGCAGTATCAGAATCTACTAAAGCAGCTATTGATACTATCGGAACAATAACTGGTACAATTGACGAGGTGAAGAATACTGTTGGTGGCGTAACAGATACTTTTAAAACCGCAAAAGAAACAATGAATACAGTAAAAGGCGCAATAAGTAATATGAAACAAGCTAATGAAAAACTGACAATAGTTACAAAACTCCAAGCAATATCTCAAAAAGCTTTGAATCTAGTGATGAATGCTAATCCAATTGGATTAATTATCGCAGCTATAGGATTACTAATTGCCGCTGGAATAGCTTTGTATCAGAACTGGGATGTAGTTAAAGAGAAGGCCCAAGCCCTATGGGATAACCTTATGGTTATATGGGATATGATAAAGCAATATACCAGTGAGATATGGGAAGGACTTAAAGAAACTATTACAGGGGCAATAGAAACAGTAAAGGAAGTAGTAACTGGATTTGCTGAAACCATATTTGGAATATGGGAGAGCATAAAAACCAGTACCCTAGAGATTTGGGAAGGTATAAAGACCTCAATTGCAGATGTATTTACAAATATATTTGAGATAGTAACCGGATTTAAAGATAAAATTATTGAAATCTGGGAGGAAATTAAGGAATTCTTGAAAAACCCTATTGGAGGAACTGTAGAATTAGTAAAGAAAATGGCAGGCGACGACCAAGAAAATACTACGAAAAGATCAACAAAGAATGCCTGGGGAATAAGAAGAGTCCCAAGGGACAATTATAATGCAGTGCTCCACGAGGGCGAAAGAGTCCTCACCAAAAGAGAGGCAAATCAAGTTGATAATGTAAAATCAGCATCAGGTAGCAATATCAGTATTAATATTAATGGATATAATAAATCAACAGCTGAGATTGTAAATGAATTAGTGCCAAGATTAAAGCTTGCACTAGCAAATGTGTAAAGGAGGACAGAAAAATGGATATATTTCTATCGGTAAACAATAGAGAACAAGTAATAAAACTTCCTGTTCTTCCAGCAGAGTTCAGAATACAATCAGGAATGAAAAATGAAACCTACGATGTAATAAGTCAAGGTGAGGTTAAACTAATAGGTATGCCTTTGTTGAAATCAATAACTCTTGAAGCTTTTTTTCCCAACAAAGATTATTCGTTTTTGAGGGATGATGAATACAAGGGGTGGAGATACGTTGAGATGATAGAAGAGTGGAAGTCAAGAAGAGTCCCCATTCGATTAATCATATCAAAAAGAGATGCAAAAAGTATTGAGAATTCTTCGGATGTTATAAATATGGCCTGTACAATTGAGACCTTTGAATATGGGGTACGAGATGGTACTGGGGACATATACTATACCCTTACTCTCCAGGAGTTTAAGTTCATAGAACTAGAACGAAAGGGGGTATAATATGCATGAATTATTTATCACATCAGGGAATGTAGAAACTAACATAACACCTTTAGTTGGGGAAATATCATGGCGAAGCAGTATAGAAGAATTAGGTGAGCAACTAAATTTTAATATAATCTTTAATGATGACAGATATTTTCCAGATAATCCTGTAGATTTAGGAAGTATAGTTAGGCTAATAAATAGTGGAGAAGAAATCTTCAGAGGCATTGTTATAGATGAACAAAGAAATGGAAGAGGAATTATAAGCTATACCTGCTTTGATTATGCCTTTTACCTGAATAAAAGTAAAGAAATCTATCAGTTTAATGGAGTGGCTGCAAAAAAGGCAATAGAGACTATTTTAGGAGATTTCCCAGTACCTATAGATATAGGCAAAATAGCACATATGCCTACAATCATTTTCAAAATATATAATGACATGATTATAAGTGACATCATCAAGGATATCATAGATATAGTTGAAAAGGAACGAGGGAATAAGTATAGGCTTGAGATGAAGCAAGGAAGGCTTTATATAGAAGAGCAGAATAATCTAGTTATAGAGCCTACATTTAAATTTGCCGATAATATACAACCCTATGAAATAGCCAGATCAATATCCAACCCTAGTAGAAAAAGGACTATAGAAAATATGAAAAATAGCATTAAAATTATATCCGACGGTATAGTTCTTTATGAAGCAAGAGATAATTCACTCATAAATAAGTATGGACTTCTACAGGAAGTTAAATCAGTAGATGGGAAAAATAGTGCAGAAGCAAGAAACATGGCTAACAATATGCTTGAAGAGCTTGGAAAAATATTTGAAGAAAACTCAGTAGAAATGATAGGTAGTGATGAGGTTAGAGCAGGAAGGCTTATTCAGATAGAAGAGCCACTAACAGGAATGTCGGACAAATATCTCATTAAAGACGTAAATCATACATTAAAGAATGGTATACATCGTATGCAAGTAGGATTAGGGGTGATATAATGGACGGCATCAGTGAATTGGCAAGCCTCTTTAAGGATAGAGAAAACAAAGTCTATCTTGGACCCCAAACTGGAAGGGTGATTAGTCCATTACCAGATATAAGAATAGCTTTAGGAGATAAGATAGTACTTAGTAAAGAACATTTAATAATTTCAAGCCATATGTTAAAAGACTATAAGAGGACGTTCGAGATTGCAGGAGAAAAAATAAAGTTTTCGCAAGAAATACCCGGCGAAACAGAGGAGAAAGATGTAGGAGATCATGGTAAACATAAACATAAGGTTGTAAGCGTAGATATTAATACAACATATGAAAGTACAGGAACAATAAAGTGGACAGGAGACCTATTAAAAGAAGGTGATGAAGTCATTCTGATACCAACTACAAATGAGCAAAAATACTATGTAATAGATAAGGTGGTGAGTCCGTAATGCTGCCCCAAATAACACAATTACAAATTAATACAACCGATAAAAACGATTTACCATACACAGGTAAATCATTTTTATTTGATTTTGAAAAAGGAGATTTTGTCCTAATGGATGGAAGATTAGTGGAGATATCGGAACTTGAGGCTTTGAAGATGTGGATTGAAAAGATATTAAGAACTGAAAAATATAGATATAAAGTCTATGAGAGAGAGGACAAGAATGAATATGGCGTTGTTCTAGAAGATCTTATAGTTGGAAACAACTTTCCGCAATCCTTTGTGGAATCAGAGCTAAAGAGGGAGATAAGCGAAGCACTTAAAAGGAATCCAATGATTCAGTCTCTATCAAACTGGAATATCGAAAAGGAAAACCCACTCTTAAAGATATCTTTTAAGGTGAATCTTAAGGATGAAACCTTCTTTACCCACGAGGTGAGCCTATGATAAGAGAAGAAATAAAAAACAATATGCTGGCTCAGATTAGCGATAAATACGATAAATCTGAGGGGAGCTTCTTTTATGACGTAATAAAAGCTTTGGCGGTAGAGCTGGAAAATGCTTATGCAGATCAAAATGAAATCTTAGATCAGGGGTTTGTTGAAACAGCTGTCGGAGAATATCTAGATAAAAAGGTTGCACAACAGGGAATATCCCGAAAAGCTCCCCAAAAAGCAACTACAACAGTAATCATAAGTGGTTCCGAAGGAGCAATAGTGGAAAAAGGTATGCTTGTTGCAACCGATGTAGTAAACTTCGTTGTAAAGGAAAGCAAAACCATAGATGCTTCAGGCGAAATAACCGTAGAAGTAGAGTGTGAAATAGCAGGAACCATAGGAAATGTACCGACAGGAGCCATTAAACATTTTCCAGTCACAATACCTGGATTTATAAGTGTAGCCAATCCTGCGCTAGTATCAAACGGATACGATGGAGAGACCGACGAGGGCCTAAGAAAAAGATACTATGACAAGGTAAGGACCCCCGCAACCTCTGGCAATAAATATCATTACAGAAACTGGGCACTAGAAATTCCTGGGATAGGAGACGTAAGGGTGTACCCACTCTGGAATGGCAATGGAACAGTAAAGGTTGTGCTTATTGATTCCCAAAAAACTGGAGCAGAGCAGGAGCTTATAGATAAGGTGCACAGCCATATAGAAGAAAATAGACCTATAGGAGTTACACTAACAACTATATCGGCAGCAGAAATACCTATAAATATAGAGGTTAATCTTACCGTCGATACAGATAATTACACAGTCGATGAGGTTAAGTCTAACATAGAAAGCAATATTATTGACTACCTTAATGAAATAGCCTTTGTCGAGGGCTACGTAAGTCATGCAAGGATAGGAAGCATTATCCTTCAATCACAAGGTGTTTTAGATTATAAGGGACTAATTATTAACGAAAAAGGCGGAAGTGATGCAGATCCAAACATTAAAATAGAGGATGAGGAAGTTGCAGTATTAGGGGTGATAACAATTGTCTAATAGATTAATACAACATCTTCCTAACTACTATAAAAATAGTAAGGTGATAACAGATATCACTGATACACAAAATGAAGAGCTAGAAAAGTTTATAGAAAGTGTAAAAAATACCTTCAACCAATTTTTCATAGATACTGCCGACTCCTCCCTTGAGAGATGGGAAAGAGAGCTTGGAATACCAGTTAATAACACTAAGGAAAATGAATACAGAAGAAGTGCCATAAAGTCTAAGCTAAAGGGCAGCGGGACAGTTACAGTAGACCTAATCAAAAACGTATGCAAGTCATACAATGATGACGAAGTTGACATAATAGAGGATAATTCCAACATGAGATTTATAGTGAAATTCCTAACTACAAAGGGAAAACCAATCTATATTGATGGCTTAGAAAAGGTCTTAGAGGAGATTAAACCAGCACATCTGCAGCTTGATTTTGAGTATATCTATAACCCTAATAGTTATCTTCAAAACTACCATCTAGGATGGCTAAATGCCTTTACCAATAAAGAATTAAGAACTATTAGTATTCCAGATGAAAATGAAGGAGTTACCCATAAAGAAATGGGTAACTTTACACACCAAAGATTGGAGGTAATCTTACATGAGGATTAGTACAGTACATGTGAAATATTGTGATACTAAAGAGGTGATAATGAATGGCAAATTATACAACGAATTATAATTTAAAGAAACCTTTAGAAACTGAAAAGTATAATGTAGAAGACCAGAATGGGAATATGGATATTTTGGATGTGGAGATAAAAAGATTAGATGCGCAAATGACTGATTTAGTGAAGGTGAAGCAAAATGTTACAATAGCTTCTACAAGTTGGGTTGATGACACTTCAAATAGTGGATATTGGAAGTATGATATTGCAGATGCAGACATAACAGCGGACACAATAGTAGATGTGAATGTAGCTTTAGATGATTTAGAGAAGGCAAGCAACATAAAAAGTTCTAACAATAGCTTCGCAGGGTACGTTAGTATCTATGCTGACTTAAAACCTACAGAAAATATAGTAGTGGATTTAAGATTGACTAGACAGGCAGGTGGTGCTTAATGGCTAGAGGAAGAGTAAATATCAGTGGAGTAGGTTCAGAGATAGTATATGAATCTGAGTATGATAGACTGTACCACTGTGATCATGAAATTCCTAAAAATAATTACGAGCTGAATCCAGACACACTTGCAGTAATTAACACAGTTCTAGCTCCTACTAGCTCACCGTCAGGAGTTGGAGGAGCAGGGAAAAGACTGTATTATAGTGATAGTTACTCAAAACATGAGATAAATCCAGACGCACTTGTAGTAATAAATACAGTATCATACTCCGAAGGGCTTATTTTTGGAATAGGTGGGACAATAGATAGACTATATACCGCACGTGCTAAATTTGAAGTTCATGAAAACCACGAGATAAATCCAGATACACTTGTAGTAATAAATACCGTATCAAGTCCTAGTACACTACCAAAAGGAATTGGAGGAATTCGCAAAAGATTATATCATTGCGATCAAGACGCTGATTTGATTTATGAACTAAACCCAGACACGCTTGCCGTGATAAACACGGTAGCAAGTCCTGGTATACAACCTTCAGGAATAGGGGGATTTAGAGATAGACTATACCATTGTGACGATAGTACTAATTCGAATTACGAACTAAATCCAGACACGCTTACCGTAATAAATACCGTATCAAGTCCTAAATCACAACCTCAAGGAATAGGTGGAATAAAAGGGGCGGTTGTATTAAACATTCTACAGAAAATAAAAATTGAAGATCCAGATGAAATTAATTATAAGGGAAGATATTACAAATAGTATAGGAGGTAGCTTTATGTATTTGAAAATAAATGGGAATTTAGTAGACGTCTTAGGTGAAAATGCACGAAAAAACTTAGAGGAGCTATTTGGGATTAAAGTTGTACCAGTGTATCAGTTTTTAGACGGGGAGATTCCAATAACTTTAGCAGAGGTTGTTGATGAAACAAAAGCTCAAAACATAATACAACATAGCCAAATAGTTGTTCTAAATACTAAAGAAGAGGTTAATGCTGCAATAGATGAAAACTATATAGAACTATACATATTAAAAGACAGTACAGAGCTTTCAATAGACTTGAACCTTTCTGGAAATCCTACTATAACAGGATATGATTCAACAAAACCATTAAGTAGTCAAACTAACCTAAAGTCTTTGTACGATGCTAATATGGGAGGAATATCTAAAAATATAAAACCTCCGTATTTAACATAACTAAAGGTATAGTTAACGCAGAGTGTGATAGGAAAGATTTCCTATCACATTTTTTAAACAAAAATATATAGAAAACTATAAACTGGGAGAGGTGATATAATGCCAGAATATACAACAAACTTTAATTTAGAAAAACCACTACAAAACGAATATTTTGATATAGATATCCAAAATGGAAATATGGATATTATTGATAATGAATTTAAAAAAGTCAATATACAAATAGATGAACTAGCATCCAACGAAATTGGAAAAGGTGCAAGTAAAATAGGAATACACGATGCTGATAGCAACTTCACTGCAACAGATGTTGAAGGAGCTTTATCAGAACTTTTTACAAATGTCAGTAATGGGAAACAGCAAATCGCTACCGCCATTACTGACGTTGATAGTAGTTTAAGTCCAAGTGGTAGTGATACATTTACACAATTAGGAAGTATGATCAGAAGTATTAATACAGGCCAAAAGTATGCTTTGGGTAGTTTTACAATTACAAGTGTTACATTTTCAGGGAACACTGGTTTAGGATCAATTAATCAGATAATAATCAATGATTTAGATTTTAAACCGTCTTTTGTAGTAGTATATGGCGGAAGCACAAGAGACAATCCCCTAATATTGTCAACATTCAATAATGAAGAGGATGTTGTGTCGAGGGGGGCATCAGAGCAGGTAAGTGTCACATATAACGGTTCGCCAGCTACTATATATGTAAAATTGTGGGATATATATGATAATAGTTTTATAACAAATAATGGTTTCACAATTAGGACAAAGAATTCATCTTTTGGTGGTAGCGGTTATCCATATCAAACTTTTGATGTAAATGTTCCGTATACATATGAAGCATGGGAATAAAAAAGATTGGAGAAAATACGATGCAACTATAGGTGGCAGGGGACGGAGTTACTGTCACCATATTATGCAATATACATCAAGCTTAAATCTAAAAAAGCCCGAAGGCACAGATGTTGTAGATATTAATGTCTTGAATGAAAATACAGACATAATCGATATGGAAATAACCAAGAAAGCAACACAGACCCTTGATGGAAGGATGTCGAAGGAAGATAAGAAAAAGTTAGATGGAGTGGAAGAAGGGGCAAATAATTATACTCATCCAAGCAAACATGCTGCCAATCTGGTAACAATTGCAGATACGGGTAATAATTTTTCTTCAACTAATGTAGAAGGAGCATTATCGGAGCTTTTTCAAAGTGCCAGTAATGGTAAAGAACAAATAGCTACTGCTATTACTGGCATGGGTGGTAGGGGACGGAGTTGATGTTACCATATTGATATCAAATGCTTGTAAACGAAAAGAGGTGAACTAATGCTAGAAACCAGAGAAACAATACAAAACCGAATGATAAGTAGTATAGAAGGCAAATACGACAAAACAGAAGGCTCATTTATATATGATGCAATAAAGCCCGTTGCTATAGAATTAGAAAATACAAATCAAAAGATGAAGACAATTGAAGAAAAGCTAAGTACTGAAAACCTAATGGGTGAGGAACTTGAGCAGAGAGTGTACGAAAGAACAGGAATTAAAAGAAAATTAGCAACTCGGGCATCGAGCCTTGTAACGATCACCGGTAAAAAGGACTCAGACATAAATGAAGGTGACTTAGTGGCAAGCGATACTATTAACTTTATAGTAAAAGAAACTAAAACAATAGACAGTAGTGGTCAGATAGAAGTAAAGGTAGAATGTGAGGAATATGGAACAGTGGGAAATGTGCCTATGAACACTATTCAGTATTTTCCTATTACCATTCAAGGGATTACAGGAGTAACCAATAATGAAGACTTCAACAATGGTTATGACGCCGAGAGCGATGAAGAGTTATTAGAGAGATATTATGAACACGTTAGAACCCCTTCAACATCGGGAAACAGGTATCACTATATAAATTGGGCTAAAGAGGTAACCGGTGTAGGAGAAGCTAAAGTTTTCCCCCTCTGGGAAGGTAAAGGTAGCGTAAAGGTTGTAATAGTTGATTCGAATAAAAGGGCAGTTACTGATCCCAACTTGATTACAGATGTATATAACTACATAGAAGAGAATAGACCAATAGGGGCAAAGGTCACCGTTATATCAGCCACAGAAAAACCCATAACAGTTAATGCCGGCATAAGGTTGATACAGGGTTATACCATAGGTCAAGTACAACCAGCCTTTGAAGATGCTTTAGTAGAGTATTTCAAAGATACAGCCTTTGTTGAGACCTATGCATCACATGCCTTAATAGGAAACATTCTTTTAAGCATTCCCGGTGTTAAAGATCATTCTAACCTAAAAATTGATGGTGAGTTAAGTAACGTAGATTTAGGAGAGGAAGGAATACCGGTATTAGATTCAGTAGCCCTCAGCTTGGAGGTGTAACCAATGTCGTATCCTCAAAACATAGATAAATTTATACAAAAGCTCAATAAAAGAGACGAAGGATATGTAATAGAAGAAGAAATAATAATTACCGATGGTGTGTTTGAAGGTCTATTAGCCCATGACAATATAAAGGATAGCAGTATTAATGTTTACACAGGAAGCCAGTATACAGAAGATAAAATAGATAACTTTATCATATCAATTCCATCGGAAACACCATGGAAAAGGATAATTAAGATATTTACAAGTAACCCCAAGGCCTATGTAATATATGAAACAGCAGGAGATCAGGTAGAGGCTGAGGATATAAACAGACTTCAAGATAGTATCGTTGCTACACAAATAGAGCTAGACAAATATAAAGAAGATTTATCATCACATACCAGTGGAGACATGATGAAGAGTGTTTATGATACCACAGATAATGGGAAAGTAGACTATGCCGATAAGGTTGATTGGAGTGGTGTATTGAATAAGCCCACGACATTTCCACCTTCCGGACACAATCATGATGATAAATATCTTTCGAAAGGTGCTCTAACCTGGAATCACCTGAAGGGGGTGGAATAAATGTATGGAGAAACTGAATATGGAATATTCGGTTATAGTCAAGATGAACTCTCAGATGAGGAAATAAAGCCATTTATTCCAGAACTAATGAAATACTTACCCCTATACTATAATAGAAAATTAGGTCTCATGAGTAATGTTCAAGATTCCATCTCGGAAGAGGTTGGAAGAGTTAATTACTTTAATGAAGATTTGATAGAACAAACCTTTGTAAAATCAGCTACATGGGGGCTTGATATATGGGAGAAGGATCTAGGAATTGAAACAGATATTTCCAAGACCTATGAAGCTAGAAGAGAAGCTATTACAGCAAAGCTGAGGGGCTCGGGAACCGTAACGGCTCAAATGCTTAAAAATACAGCACTGTCATTTACAAATGCTGAAATAGAAGTAATAGAGAACCATGATGATTATTCCTTTGTAATCAAATTTGTAGGCATTAAAGGTATACCACCAAATATGCCAGATTTCATAGAAATGGTGGAAAATATTAAACCTGCCCACCTAGACTATAGTATTGAATATATATTTTCATGGTGGGATAATATCAAGCACCTTACGTGGAATCAAGCAAATACCCATACATGGAATGAAATACGTGAATATTAGAGAGGTGATATTATGCAATATACATCAAGTTTAAATTTGAAAAAGCCCGAAGGCACAGATGTTGTAGATATTAATGTCTTGAATGAAAATACAGATATAATCGATATGGAAATAACTAAAAAAGCAACACAGACCCTTGATGGAAGGATGTCGAAGGAAGATAAGAAAAAATTAGATGGAGTGGAAGAAGGGGCAAATAATTATACTCATCCAAGCACACATGCTGCGACTATGGTAACAATTACAGATACGGGTAATAATTTTTCTTCAACCAATGTAGAAGGAGCATTATCAGAGCTTTTTACATCTGTCAGTGATGGTAAACAACAAATCGCTACCGCTATTACTGACGTAGATAATAGTTTGAATCCAAGTGGTAGTGATACATTCATGCAGTTGGCGAACACAATAAGAAACATTAGTACAGGGAGTAGAGTGGCAAGTGGCGTTGCAAACGCTATGGGGCTTACGGATACTTTTGAGACAGTCGCGGGTAGGAATTTCACACAAAACTATATAGTAGTTAGTGGTTTGACTTTTACCCCTAAAGTAATTATTTGCTTTATATACAATCATTCTAACAATATGTATTCAGCAGTATATCATAAAGATGCTAGGTATAATAACTATAGTTATATTTTGGTTAGTGGAGAAGAATTTAAAATTAGTGGTAATTCTTATATTAATGCAACAGGCTTTAGAATCCCCGTTAGCGGAAACTATCAGCATGCTTGGTATGCTGTAGAATAATCTGAAGGATAAAGGGACAGGTTGACTCTCCTTGTGATCAAAATGAATATAAAAGTCATCTAGTTGTTTAAGACTGAAAAAGGTCTTTTTATCATTTTATAAAGATGGTTCAGAAAGGATAGAGGGACAGGTTAACTGTCCTTTAGTTATTTTTATATTCCGAGGGATATTCCCTTATTATATTGAATCCAAACACTTATAACTTAAAATCGAAAAGAGGTGAGTCAATGCTACAAAATACAGAAACAATACAAACGCGTATGCTTAGCAATATAGTAGGCAAATACGATAAAACAGAAGGATCATTCGTATACGATGTAACAAAATCAGCTGCAATAGAGCTAGAAAACATTAATCAAGAATTAGATGATGCAAAAGAAAAGCTAAGTATCGAAAAATTAAACGGTGATGAATTAGAACAAAGAGTATATGAAAGAACAGGAATCGAAAGAAAATCTGCAACTAGTGGGTCTAGCTATGTAACCATTATCGGTAAAATAGGAGCCATTATAAGGGAAGGTGACCTCGTGGCAAGTGATACCGTTAACTTTGTCATCAAAGAAACTAAAACAATAGACGATACTGGTGGAGTGGAAGTATTAGTACAATGTGAAGAAGGCGGAAGAGTAGGTAATGTTCCTGCCGATTCTATTCAGTACTTTCCTATAACTATTGATGGTGTTACAAGTGTAACTAATAAAGAAGATATTACTAATGGATATGATGCTGAAAGTGATGAAGAACTACTAAAGAGATACTATGAACACATTAGAACCCCCGTCACATCAGGAAATAAATACCATTATAAGAACTGGGCTAAGGAAGTAGAAGGAGTAGGCGATGCAATGGTTGTCCCCCTGTGGAATGGAGATAATACTGTGAAAATAGTTATTATGGACTCCAATAACCAGCCTGCAAACTCAGAATTAATTACAGAGGTACAAAATTATATTGACCCAAATGGATCAGGATTTGGTGAAGGGAAAGCTCCTATAGGTGCACATTGTACTGTTGTCAGTGCTATAGGTGTAGATATAAATATCACCTTTACAGCAATTAAAGATGCCTCAGTAACCGATGAAGAAAGGCTTCAAAGTGTAGAAGGTAACGTAACAAGTTATCTACAAAACATTGCCTTTAAGGAAGAACCTATAAGCTATAACAGAATAGCCAGTATCATATTAGACTCAAAGGGTATAATAGATTTTTTAGACTTAACAATCAATGGACAAACATCAGTCATAAACTTAGCAGAACACGAAGTACCAGTATTGGGGGTGGTTACAATTGCGTAGCGAGAGGATGATAAAATATCTGCCTGTCTATGAACGAAATGCAAAGATATTTCAGAGCCTTATCAATGTAAAAGCCCAGGAGATGGACAAGAAAGCATTAGATATAGAGGATTTTATAAATCAACTATCAATTGATACTGCCACATGGGGACTAGATATATATGAGAATGAGCTGGGTATAAACACAAACATAAATAAAAGCTATGAAGAAAGAAGAAGCTTTATAAAGTCAAAGTACAGGGGGATAGGAAAGTTTGATAAGGCCTTGCTCCAAAGCATATTAAAGTCCTATACGAATGGAGAAACCGAAGTATCCTTCAATGGCAAGTTCAACCTTCTTCTAGAATATATAGAAAACAATACTCTAAATCTAGTTGACCTTGAAACAACACTAGAGGAGATCAAGCCAGCCCATTTGGACTATACATTAGCCCTAAAAATAAAGGATAAGATTGCAGTTCAAACTACAGATATGTTTGTACCAGTCGTTTTTCCAATCTGTAATCAACTCGTAGCTGGAGGTGAGTTTCTATGATAACCGAGAGTTTTCTTTGGAAAATAGCATTATATATAGAATCACAAGTAGAAAAATGTCAATATGTACTAAATGGTAATCTTAAAGAGGTTTCCATACATAGTAAAGAAATTGAGGACTCTATTGTAAAGATTAATATTCTATTAGATGAAAATGTTAAAGGTAATATCACAGAGTTTAAACTATTTGCTCATGATGGACAGATGATAAAGCACGAGAGCTGTAACATAATCAAGGGCAGTGGAAGAGGTCTCTTTAAAACATTTAATATTTCAATAAGTGAGGTGATGTAAATGGCATATAATCCTACTGATTGGAAGGATCAGATAATAACGGAGCCTACCAAGTATAAGATAAGAAGGCAGGATGGAAGCGAAGAAGTAGTGAATATAGAGAGTGCGCCGGGAGATGTAATTCAAGAGGGGACTAAGATTACTGCTGAGAGGTTGAATAATATTGAGCGAGGAATAAGTGATAATGTTAGTGAAATCAATAAAGTTAGAACGCAAATGAGCTTACAACAAGCTCTTGAGATACTAGATTTAAAAATGCAGCTTGAAAAACAGAATCTTATTAACTTCATAAATAAAACTGGTGTAGGGTTCTATGATCTATTTGATACTACCGATAATATAGACTTAAATAATACAGATGCAATAGTAAACACAACAAATAAGAAAGTAGAATTTCAGTCCAAAGAAAATTTTACAGTCAAAAGTGTTGGTGCTTTTACTAATACTACTGATATAAAAGTAGATGGAAAAGTGGCTGTAGGGTACAAAATAAATGATATTTTAGTAAATAGTGTAACTAGTCAAAAAGAAACAAAAACAAATACAGTTACAGATGCTACTGTAATAAATAGTGCTTTTACTACAAGTAAAAATGCTAGACCACAGGTTCTTAGTAATGGATGGATAGTTACGAGTACATGGGATAGCACTAATCATAGATTTGACTTTCAAGTTGATAAGATAGATGGGAATGGTTTTGTGCCATTATGTTATGCTAGTAATTCCCCATATTTCAATGGTAAGTGGTCAATTATTTCAAAAGATAATGATATATATATGCTTGTAGAAAATAATAATGTAGCAGTAATGATTCTTAGATTTGATGCTACAGTAGTCATATCTAGTTATGACATTATGGATAGTTATCTAGGTGGTTCTTGGATGAATGTTGATATATCTCAAACCGCTATAAATGATTGTTCCCTAGCAATTTCTCCTGATAAAACAACTTTACACGCGTGTTGGAGTAGTAAAAACTCAACATATTCCAACTCATTTAATATTCGTTATCGTAAAGGGACAATTAACGAAGATGGTAGTATTACTTGGGATAGTGTGGAGCAGTGGACAAATGAAAATTATTCTACTTCTGATAATATAATTCAGCCAACTATATTGATAGACAATGATGGTTATCCAGCTATTATCGCCATGGTTGAGAATGGCAATGGTACAACTTATACTGGTTACTATTCTAAAAATGCCAAAGTTGGTAACAATGATACTAATACATTGAATCCTGTAGATACTAGCATATATACTAAAATAATATCTTTTGAGTATGGTTACTCCGCAGGCTCACCAAGTGCAATATTCGTCCCGAAAAGTATAAACGGATTGTCAAGTGGTAGAATATGGGTTGCTTGGCATGGATATGATTCTGAAATTACTGGAAGATGGAATATAAGAGTTGCCTATAGTGATGATGGTGGTGTCACCTGGTCTACTATGAAACGTATTACTAGCAATTCTATTACTGCACAATATAACGTTAGTGTTACATGTAATAAAAATAATGAGGTTTTTTTTGTATTTCGAGGGGCCGATACTAGTGTTAATAATTATCAACAACTTAGAATTATAAAATGGGCTAATGATACATATGGATCAATTGAAACAGTAACTAATCTAACTAACAATCATATAAGATTTCCATCCACATTGTATGATTTAGATGTTGATTTTGAAAAACCATTGACAATTTATCAAGATGGTCAAAATGCCCTTGTAAAATTCTACGGAAAATGGAACGTTATAAAAGAACAATTTTATACTGTATTAGCTTCACCAATCAATACTAAAGATGGCGAGGAATTAGCGGTAACACCAAATCCATTAAGTACATTACAGTTTAAACAAGAAATATTCGATAATTTTTCAGATATAGAGTTAAGACTATACCCCGAAAAAATTAATAAAGTAACTATCAAAGGTAATGTAATAAATTCTACAGCAATAGCAACAGATGTTACGGATAGAGATTTAGTAGTAGGAGATAAATTGTTTATTGATAATACTAAGAATGAGATAGTGACAGCTAAAGATAATTTTGCTATTCATGATGTGCAAGATGCAACGGTAGCAAATAGTGCATATTCTACTAGTGGCAATGGAGGTAGAAAGCTGGCTAGGTTGGATAATGGTTGGTTGGTTGCCTTTGTAAAAGATAGTACTAGATATAGAAGTTATAAGTCTTTAGATAATGGACTAACTTGGTTGCCTAGTGTAACATTGAATTTTTCATCTCTTGTAGATTTTTCGGTAGTCTCTTTAACAAATAATTTGGTTTATATACTATTTACAGCAAATAACGATGTTTTGGGGGCTATAATAGATATAGAAAACAATGCACAAATTGGTGGATTGCATAATATATGTACTACAGAAAGTTCAGTTGGTAAATGTTCTTTAATAATGTCTTACGAAGGAATGGAACTGCACGCATGTTGGAGTAGTAAAAACTCAAAATATCCTAATTCATTCAATATTAGGTATGTAAAAGGAACAATTAACGAAGACGATGGTATTACTTGGGGTAGTGTTGAACAGCGTACGATTAGAAATACTATAGGTCAGGATTTATATTCTCCAACTATTGTTATAAGAGAGGATAATAACCCCGTAATAATGTATGTTGGTGATGTAGCGGGTAATAATTATGTACTTTCTACTAGTTATAATGGTACATCTTGGAGTGGAGAACAAATTATTCACAATGGAGGTTCTTACGATCAATCACTCCCAAGTGCAATATTCGTACCACAAAATGTTAACGGATTAACCAATGGTAGAATATGGATTGTATGGCATGGAAGTGATAGCACAATAGGAACTAATAATCCACATATCAAGATATCATATTCAGATGATGGTGGTGTTACATGGAGTGCTACAGAAAATTTAACTAAACTCGGTGTTGAAAACACAAATAACACTGCTAAATGCCCATCTATTACAGCAGATAAAAATAATGTTATATATATTATTTTTGATAGAGATACTACAGGAACACTTAATAGAAGTATCAGTTTAATAAAGTGGGAGAGTGGTTCGTATAGCAGTATACAAGATATAAAAGGTACTGATAGTAGTGCAATTACTAATCCTTCTCTTTTATTTGATAAATTCACATTAGACTTTTCCGTTCCTTTATTTATATATGAAAATAATGAAGAGAGTAGAGTAGGTTTTTATGGTACATGGAAAGTAGAAGAAGGATATACACTTGAAATGACAGACTCTGTAACACTTACAGACGGTCAGCAAGTGCCTATAATAGATTTTAACGTAGAGCAAGATGATGTACCATTAACACTGAAAAATATTGATGTAGAGAAGTATGAGTTTGATATAAGTAGTTTAAATACAACAACATCTGACATAAAAGTAAATGGGAAAGAAAATAGTTTAAATAGTGTAGTTTATGCTATTAGTTAGGAGGAGAATATGGGAAAAGTAGTTAATCAAGAGATTTTAGAAGAAAAACAAAATGAGAAAGATAAGGACTTGATTATAACTGATTTGATATTAGAACTAGCAGAAAAAGATCAAAGGCTTAACGACTTAGAATTAATAGTAGCTGATATGTTAGGAGGGACAGCTTAATGAGAGCTTATTATGTTAGGTTTTTAAAAAGAATGAAGTATACCAAGGGTCAAGTATATGTGGATAATTTATTTAGTTTAGGAACTATTACACAGGAAGTATACAATGCAGTGATGGGCTAACAAGAACTAAATATATTAACGAAAGGCGACATGAGAAGGAGTTGCTGTCACTAAGAAATGAATATAAAAAACATTTAGTTGTTTAAGACCACTTAAGGTCTTTTTATCGTTTTATGAACATAATTCATCGTCTAACGAAGAGTTGATTTAAGCTAATAATATATGATATTAAGGAACGGTTATAAACCGTTCCCTACGTAAAATATCCTTTGTAGGGAATGGTCTGTGACCATTCCTACTGATGCAAATAATTCCAACTAGTCTAAGCTAAATATTATGGAATTAAGAATTTGTCAAATATCATATAACTTTAAAATTCAGAACTAACCAAAGGAGACACTAACATGTATAAAACACTAAACAACATAAAACTAAGCAAGAACTTTCGCCTAAGCGAATTTATCTGCAAAGAAGGAAAACAAGAGATATTCATAGCTGATGGCCTAGTAGAAAAGCTCCAAGCTCTAAGAGATTCTTTAAACAAACCAATAACCATAGTCAGCGCATACCGAAGCCCATCATACAATAAAAAAATAAATGGAAGTCCAAAATCGCAACATATATATGGTAGAGCCGTTGATATAAAGGTTTCTGGAGTAAGTACTGAGGGAGTAGCAAAGGCAGCCATAAAATTAGGATTTAAAGGAATAGGAATCTATGATACATTCACCCACGTAGATATTAGGGAAAACCTAGTTAATAATGTGGGGAGAGAATATGATTACTGGGATATGAGGACAGGAAAGTAGGTGGTAAAATGAGTACCTGTGATAGACATCAAGAGGTAGTAAGTAGACTGGACGATCATGAAAAAAGAATAGGAAAATTGGAGATTAATGATGCTAAAATGGGGGAAAAAATTGAAAATCTTATTGAAAAATTAGATAGCTTAACCAGTTGGATAAAGGCCTTGGTGATGTTAGTTGCAACATCCTTCATAGGTTTTTTCTTTTGGTATATCCAGAGTTTATAATGAGTAGGAGGGAATTAAGGATGTTAAAAAAATTATTAAAATTTGAATATATATATGCTATTTTTGTGCTAATAGTTTTATCTATAGCACTTTTTTATTTTGAACAAGAAAAATTAACTATGATGATCTTAGGAGCATTGATATCTTCATCAAGTGCTATAACTACATTCTTTTTTACAAAGCATAATCCAAATAGCGAGGATTAG